TTAACTTTTAGAGACAGTTCTGCAACTGGAACAGCGTTACTAACTTTATCTGCAAGTGCAGGAGATCTAGATCCATATATTCCAGATGATGGAGTATTATTCCCTAATGGAGCATATTTAACTGCTGACCAAGGTGACATCACAGGTTTAACAGTCTTCTACGACGGGTAAGGAGCTTAAATGGCCAACACTACTTCAGGCTCTTATGTTTTTGATAAGAACCTAGGCATTGATGAAATTATTGAAGATGCGTATGAGCGTATTGGTATTCAAGGAACTTCTGGTTATCAATTAAAAACTGCTAAACGATCTTTAAATATATTATTTTCTGAATGGGGTAATAGAGGACTTCATTTTTGGGAAGTAAAAAATCAAAATGTTGCATTAGTAGATGGACAAGCCGTTTACACTTTTTATCGTTCACCATCTGATGGTACATCAAGCGGTATTAGTACAACTTTATCTGCAGGTATAAATGCAACAGTTGCAACTATTGGTGTTGCTTCAGTTACAGGGTTTGCAACTAGTGGAGTAATTACTATTGGAACTGAACAAATTTCATATACTGGAATTTCAAGTTTAAATTTAACAGGATGCACTAGAGGAATTAACGGTAGCACAGCAGCTACTCACAGTACAAGTGATGCAGTTTTACAATTTCCTATTGGAATGACTGACATTCAAGAAGCAGATTACAGAGTAAAATCAACTTCAGTTGACACTCCAATGACAAAAATTAGTAGATCACAATATCAAGGTTTTTCTAATAAAACTGATAAAGGTTTGCCTACACAATATTGGGTTCAAAGATTTATAGATAAGGTTACAATGACTTTATATTTAACTCCAGGTGCAGCTCAAGATGGAAACTATATTAATTTTTATTACACAAAAAGAATTGATGATGTAGGCGCATATACAAATGCAACGGATGTACCTTATAGATTTATTCCATGTATGATTGCAGGATTGTCTTATTATCTTGCAGTTAAATATGCTCCACAAAGAGTACAAGAATTAAAAATGTTATATGAAGATGAGTTATTAAGAGCAGAAGATGAAGATGGATCTTCTAACTCTACTTATCTATCACCTAAAATTTATTATCCGGGGATTGGGTAATGACTACTTTTTCACAAGGTAAATACGCTTTAGCAATATCTGATAGATCAGGTATGGCATTTCCATATAATGAAATGGTTAGAGAATGGAATGGTGCCCTGGTCCATGTTTCAGAATACGAGCCTAAGCAACCACAATTAGATCCTAAACCTACAAGTGCTGACCCACAAGCTTTACAAAGAGCAAGGCCAGCTAGAACAGAATTTGCAACCCAAGATTTTTTACCTTTTAACCCTTTTTCATTTGCATCAACTAGTGCTCTGACAGTAGCCTTTGAAAATAGTCAACTACAAGTAGACGACGTGTTAAGATTTACTTCAGTTAAAGAACCAGTTGCCGGAGTGTCAATCGCTAGACTTCAATTACAAAATACTTTATATGAGGACATTACTGACACTGCTACATCAATTAGGTTAACTTCTTCATCTAATTTTCCAACAACTGGATTTATTATGATTGAAAAAATTAACACTGATGGAGATTATGTAAATGAAGTAATTGAATACACAGGTAAATCTGGTGATAGTTTAACAGGATGTACACGTGGAACGGCTGCTCCTTACAGAGGTTTTACCCCACCTGCAACAACAGCAGGGTCTCATACTTCTGGGGCGACAGTATTTGGATCATTTAAGGTTGCTTCTTTAGTCTCAACAAGTTATGTTAATGATGCTAACACCACGGTTACTGAGTACAATAGTTTTATAGTAAATTTACCTAATCCCGTGTCAGAAACAGCAACAGGAGGAGGATTTAATTGTGTTATTAGTCCCCTTAACATAGAGAGTTTATAATGTCAGGAGTTAAAAAATACGATTATAGTACATTAACTACAGCGATAAGAGATTATACTGAAGTTAGTTCAGATGTTTTAACAACTACTATTGTAGATGGTATTATAATGGCTGCTGAATTTAGGATCTATCAAGAACTACCTATGGACTCTGCTAGATTTGTTCAAGAGGGTACATTAGCTGCAAACGATAATACAATTAATGCACCAGCAGGATGTCTTTTTGTAAGAGGAATTGAAGTCTTTGAATCTACAGCTAATACTGAAGGTAATGGAAAATGGTTAGAGAAAAAAGATCAAACTTATTTATCAGAATTTGTAGATAGAAAATTTGGACCTGAAGGAAAAATACAATCTCCTACAGATACTACTAATTCAGTCACTGGGTTTCCTAAATATTATGCAATGTTTGGTGGTGCAGATAATACTACAGACACTTCATCAGGAGGTATGTATCTAGCTCCTACACCTGACGCTAATTACAAATTTAGAATATATTACAATAAAATGCCAAACGGTCTTGGATCTGGTACTGGTTTTAATAACAATACTTATTTAAGCACATATTTCCCACAAGGCCTTTTATATGCATGTCTTGTAGAAGCTTTTGGATATTTAAAAGGTCCGACTGATATGTTGACTTACTATGAAAATAGATATAAAAATGCAGTACAACAGTTTGCAGGAATGCAACTTGGAAGACGAAGACGAGACGACTACACTGATGGTACAGTTAGAATACCAGTTAAGTCCCCGTCTCCGTAATAAGGAGAAAAAATTATGGCAATAACATCGGCAATAGCAAACTCATTTAAAGTAGAGATCTTACAAGGTGGTCATAACTTTAATGATTCAAGTGGTGCTCCTACAGGTAATACGTTTAAAATTGCATTATATTCTAGCAACTCAGCAACACTAAGTAAATCAACTACAGCTTACACTGCACCAGCAGATGGTACAGCAGATCCAACAAATACTTATGAAGTAACTTCAACTTCCTCTGGATACACAACAGGTGGAAAAAGTTTAACAGCTTCTGCAGATCCAGTTTTATCTGGAGACACAGCGTGCGTTAAATTTAATGACATTAGTTGGACATCAGCTTCTTTTACAGCAAGAGGTTGCTTAATTTATAACTCAACTGCAGTAACAGGATTCACAACAAACAGAGCTGTATGTGCCGTTAATTTTGGTGCAGACAAAACTGTAACAAGTGGAACATTTACAGTTCAATTCCCAGCACAAACAGCAGGTAACGCAATCGTTCAGATAGCATAAGGAGAAAGTCCTTATGTCAATAGCTCAGACATTCACCGTAACAGTCGCTGGTGGTAAATACTACATCGATGGTGTTCAACAAGACACCGTAATGATCGGAGCAGGTCTTACTTATAAATTTGATCAATCTGATAATACTAATTTAAACCATCCTTTAAGATTTTCAAGCGACAGCGGAAATTCAACTCCTTATACTACTGGTGTAACAGCATCAGGTGTACCGGGAAACTCTGGAGCATATACTCAAATTGAAGTAGCTGCAGGCGCACCATCAACTTTATATTATTATTGTACTAATCACTCGGGGATGGGTGGTGAAGCTAATACTGATGGTTGGGGTCGTTCTTATTTTGGACAAGCTGATTGGGGTGATACAAATATAATTGAAACTGGATGGGGACGTAGAACTTGGGGTTATCAATCTTGGGGTGACACACCTATTGTTACACTTACAGGTCTTACAGCCACAACATCCCTTGGAGTTCCAGACGAATTAATTGAAGTTAAACCAGGTTGGGGTACACTTAACTGGGGTGAAAATGGTTGGGGCACTGTTGAGTCGGCAGTATTTAATTTAACAGGTCTTTCTGCAACTACTAGTGTTGGAACACTTACAGCAGCAGATGTTGTAGGTTTATCTGGTTTATCAACTACAAGTGCAGTAGGAAGTTTAACTGCAGTTTCTGATCATACACTTACATTATCCGGGTTAAGTCTAACAGCAAGTGTAGGTTTATTAACAGAAGATGATCATTCAGTAGGTCTTTCAGGATTATCAGCTACAAGTGCAGTAGGAAGCATATCTCCGGCAGATGTAATAGGTATAACTGCTCCATCTGCAGCTCAAACAGCAGTTGGTTCAATCTCAATTTCATCTAACCCTGTAATAGATATAACAGGCGTTGCTGCGACAAGTGCTGTAGGTGCTTTAACAATAGATAATATAACTCCAGCACTTTTAGCTGGTCAATCAGCCACAACAGCTGTAGGGACTTTAACAACGGTTCAAACAACCAATGCTAGTTTAGTTGGTTTAGGACAAGTAGCTACTTCGGCAGTTGGAGAAATAAATGTATTAGGATATCAAGATATTGATATTACCGGAAATACAAGTTATAGTGCGGTTAATAAAACAAATAGTGCAAGTTATTCTGATGTTGACGTAAGCGGAAATACGTCGTATACAGATGTAACACACGCGGCTTAGGAGAAAATATTATGGCTTCAACTTATACACCCTTAGGTGTTGAATTAATGGCAACCGGTGAAAATGCCGGTACATGGGGTACAAAAACTAATACTAATTTAAATATTTTTGAGCAAATCTCTGGTGGTTATAAAGTACAAACTTTAAATGCTGCTGGTACAGGAGCTAACACAACAGCTCTTGCTGTATCAGATGGATCTACTGGAGCAACTCTTGCAACAAGAGTAATTATATTAGGTGCAGAATCTCCTCAAACAATTGCAGGAAATAAAATTGTAACAATTCCTTTAGACGTAGAAAATTTTTATTTTATAAAAAACAGTACAAGTGGATCATATACAGTACAATTTAAATACGCTAGTGGATCAGGTGACAGTGTTACTTGGACAGCTAGTGATAAAGGTTGGAAAATTATTTATGCAACTGCTAATGACGGAACTAATCCAGATCTTGCAGAAGTTTCAGGTCTTACAGATGCTGGTGGCTCTGATACACAAGTTCAATTTAATAACTCGGGAGCTTTAGGTGGATCAGCTAATTTAACATGGGATGGTAGTAACCTTTTTATTGGAGCAGAAGGTGATCTAAGATTAGGAGATAATACAGGTGGTGAATATGTAGGAATAGATGCCCCTGCAACAGTCGGAAGTTCTTATACAATAACACTTCCAAACGCAGTAGGTGCTTCAAGTACGGCCCTAGTAACTACAGATGGGTCTGGAACATTGGGGTGGACATCAACCTCAAGTTTCGGTATAACAACAGGAAAAGCGATTGCAATGGCAATCGTATTCGGATAAAAGGATTAAATTATGGCAAACCCAAATATAGTAGCAGTAACAACAATCTTAGGCGGTAACGCTGGATGGAATTTATCTGCATCAGCAACTGACACATTAATGACAGTAGCAGCAGATGTAGTCGTAAAATTAAACAGAGTAACAGTAGCAAATGTTGACGGAGCAAGTGCAGCAGACGTAAGTTTGTTTGTAGATGGAATGGGTTCTGGTACAACAGGAGTTACAACAACTGGAGCAGACGCAACAGTTTATTTAGCAAAAACAGTTTCAGTACCAGCTGGCGCAACGTTAGTATTGGTCGATACACCTATCTATCTTATGGAAGGTGATAT